AGATGCGCCGGGCGTGGATATTGAAGTTTCGGATTCATTTGACGCTTTAGATTGTTTGTGAAATAATAAGACTCCCGCGTGGTTGGAGCCACCGGGAGCATGACCAACTCGGATAGGAGTCAGTAATTGAAGAATAACGACAAATTACCACCAACGCAAGATTTTAGATGCGGAACTGTTGCTGGAAGTTTAGCGCATAGAAAACGCAACGAATACAGATGCGAAAATTGCAAAATTGCTGAAAATACTTATCACCGTGAATTAAACGCCAAAAATGGTAAAAGAAAAATTTATCTTGAAAAATGGCGCAAAGAACATCCTGATTACGATAAACAAAGAAGAATTAACAACCCTGAATATTTTGCAAAAAAATGGGATGAATGGTTTGAAGCCAATAAAGATCACAGGCGTAGATACCTTGCTCAAAGAATAGCGCAGAAAAAAAGCAATAAAGTTGAATTTTATACCGAGCAAGAAGTATTAAAACTTTATGGCGTTAATTGTCATATTTGCAAAGAACCTATTGATTTAACTGCTCCTAGAGTCTCTTGGAAGGGCAAAGGCTGGAAAAAAGGTTTACAAATTGACCATTTAATACCAATTAGCAAGGGTGGCCCAGACACGCTTGCTAATGTGCGCCCTTCTCATGCTTATTGCAACCTTAAAAAATGGGCAAATTAGAACATCTGTTCGATAAAAAAATAATTTGAAAATCTTTGTAAATTGCCTTGCAATCTGTAAGGGATGTGCGTAGATTCATCTCATTGAAGTGAACGGCACTTCAATAGAACGGATTACAAAATGAACGCAACCAAGATGATTAACTACCGAGTTTCTAAAGGTTACAATCGCGAAGAAAGCATTGCTAAATTTGAAGAAGTTATGGCAATTAGCATGGCTGAAGATGTACGCATTTGCACACTTCTTTACTGGGGTTTTATTTCTGCTTATTCAGCTAACAAGCAGATGAGTTTGTTGGTGGTCGCATAATGGCTACTATCACAATGACAATTACCGCCGAGGATTTTGACCGCCTCACTTATCTAAGTGCCGAATGGCATCCTGATATTCTCAAGCACCCTAATCGTTTTGACGGCGCACCCGCACCTCTTGGGTTTAACAAAATCTATTGGTGTGAGAGCTATGTCGAAACAATGCTATGTCAGCATTACTTGGGTTTAGTTGGTGAAGAATCCGTTACCAAGCGCGATTTTACTCTTGGCACTTGGTCTATCTTCACCAACTACGATGTTGATAAGTGGGTGAACTAATGCGCGGAGTTTATGCAGGTTCAGTTGAGGTAGATTGCCCAAGTTGCGATAAACCTTATGAAGATGATGGTGAGATTTTTGCCGGTTATCTTTCCACCCTTTGCCCTCATTGCAACTACACATGGGAGCGCCAAGCATGATAATCGCCATAGCAGTTACTATTGCCACAGCCATCTTTTTAATTGGAACTAGCATGGAAAGGCCCTTTGATGAAGATAATCTGTAAAGAAAACCATTGGAGCGTTAAGGATGGGCAGTTAATTCTTGACACACCTGAAGGCAACGCACTTGCCAAGCAAGTCATTACAACACTTGAGGCACAGATAAGGCTCGACATATACGAGAAGATTTGCGCCATGCCACTTACTACCAACCGCAAGCAACTTATTAAATTAGGGTTAGATAATGTAGCTCTTATGGTTCAGGATGCTTGCGCTCAGATTGCATTGGGGGAAAAATGAGCGGAATAAATGACATTGAAAAATCTTTACGCGACAAAATTGCCAAAGACCTTGAAGAACTTGAAACACCAACAGGCATTTCACCTGATTGGTATTCTGCAACTAAGCGTACAAAGATGGCTGCGATTGCCATAGTGAAGTATGGGTTGCCTGAATGAGAACAACATCATTAGCAACGCAAGAAAAGGCTAGACCTAAATTTGGCTCTAATCGCGCCAAAGTATTTCAATACATATTTGACCAACAAGAGCGCGGAGCTACTGACCAAGAAATACAAACCGCACTTAATATGCCAGGTGACACCCTTCGCCCTACTCGCCTATCTCTACTCAAGGATGACTTGATTTATGACTCAGGCAAAACTCGACAAAATCAAAATGGAAACGATTGCATTGTGTGGGTTGTTTCAGAGATAGAACAGGTAGGACTTTTCTAATGCCTCAGTACGAATACCGATGTCCCGCAGACCAATCTATGATTGAGTTGTATCAATCCTTTGAAGATAGCTCCATACCTAACTGCCCTCAATGTGGGCAACAGATGAATAAGCAATTTAACTCACCGCCCGGCATTGTCTTTCGCGGAGATGGATGGGCAGGTAAAAAATAAACGATTTAGAATTTCTTATGTTATTAGAAGAAAGCATTGCTGATTTATTGTTAGCACTTACAAGTATCTACGGAGGGTAAAATGCAAGAACGCCAGTTAGGAAGATATTGGTTTCACTATGGTTATCTTAGAGGTATTGCTCTTGGGTTTAATGTTGACCGTTATGGATGGGATATACATTTAATCAAGTTCTTTATAGGGTTTGAAAGGTGATTGAACACATCCTTGCCGAACGCCAAGAGCAGTACGGCGATGCCACAGAAAACTTCACCAAGATTGGGCTTATGTGGAGCTTGATTCTTGATAAGAAAATAGTCATTGAGCCTGAGCAGGTTGCCCAAATGATGATTGCCCTTAAATTAGTCCGATTAAGCGCAAATCCTGAGCATGAGGACTCTTGGCTAGACATTGAGGGTTACGCCAAACACGGACTTGCTATAATAAACCCAACCGACAACTAAGGAGGTTCAGAAATGAACGCACTTAACAACGGAGGCACAGCCATCGAAGTTCTAGTCAGGGGAGAGATTGGCTACTAATAGAGTTCAAGAGGCGCTTCCTTTTAATAGCCGCGCTTGCGGTAGGAATAGCGTTTGCAACACCAGCCATAGCTCTTGAACCTCAGATGAAGCTAATACAAAGGTTTGGACATCAGCCTCGCGCTTATGCCAAGACTCTTGTACCTTCTAAAGAGTTCAGTTGTTTAGATAATTTGATAAAACTAGAAAGCCATTGGAATACAAAAGCAAAAAATCGTAGTTCAGGGGCTTTTGGTATTTTTCAGTTTATGCCGCACACTTGGGAAAATTACGGTTATGTCAAAACGACTAACCCAATTATCCAGGTACAAGCGGGGCTTAGATATATCAAGGTTCGGTACGGAAATTCATGCCAAGCCTACGCCTTCCATCTTAATCATGGTTGGTACTAGATTTCATACTAGCCGTTCCTAGTATGAATACGAGGGGGTTGAGCGCAAGTCGCTCCCCCCTCACTTAAATTAGATGGTGTAAGATAACCGCGTGACCACAATCGTAGCCAAGATAACTCCCACTAGGGTTCATATTGCCGCAGACTCTTTAGTAACAGCTACTCGCAAGTATTCACATCCACAAATGGCAAAAATTGTTGAACGCGGCCCATACATTATTGCCGGAGCCGGGGAGAGCGCGGCTTGCGACATCATCCAACATATTTGGAAACCGCCTTCACCCATAGCTTCAGACAGAGCAGACTTGTATCATTTTATTGTTAGCCGAGTTGTGCCGTCAATGAAACAATGCTTCAAAGATAATGACTACAAATGGGATGATGATAAAGATGATGAAACTAAGTTTGCTTTTCTTATTGCGATTGGTGGCGAGGTTTTTGACATTGCTGATGATTTTGCCGTTTGTCTTGATTCTGATGGCATATACAGCATTGGAAGCGGAAGTTCGCTGGCTATTGGCGCTCTTAAAGCTGGCGCGAGCATTAAGAAAGCGTTAGAGATAGCCGCCGAAAAAGACCCATATACCGCAGCACCATTTATTTATTTTGAGCAGGAAAAATGGACAAAATAATAGCTGAAACAGTATTAGCCAGAGCAAATGGTTATTGTGAGAGATGCGGTAAGCCGTCATCGGATTTAGCCCTTCATCACCGCAAATTAAAAAGTCGAGGGGGCAAGGATGAGGTCAGCAATCTTGTTGGCGTATGCCATCCCTGCCACAATTTAGGCACAGATTCCATCCACCTCAACCCAACGAAGGCTACGGTCAAGGGGTGGATGGTTCCTACTTATGGAGATACGGAGAAATACCCGTTACACCTGCCTGATAGTAGGATTGTTAGACTAGACAATGAAGGAAACTACATAGAGATAGAAGGCGAATCATGGCAAGAGTTGAAGTAACAGGCAATGTCGGCACAGATGCCGAAATCAAATTCTTTAAGGGTGCTAATGGTGAGTTTGGCGTTACATCATTTTCATTAGCTGAAACTCCACGCGAGCGCAAAGGTACTGAATGGGTTGATGGCGAAACTGTTTGGTATCGCATTTCCGTACTAGGCAAGCAATCAGAAACGGCAACTGAAATTAAAAAGGGTGACAAGGTTCTTGTTATTGGCAACCTAAAAGTTTCAACTTATCAAGCTAAAGACGGAACAACCAAAGTTGGTATTGAGATTAAAGCTGAATCATTTGCAGTTATTCCTAAAGCGAAGTACGCACAACCTAAGCCACAGGCTGAGGCAGACTCATTTTGGAACTCCTAACTTCTAAAGAGGTATGCAAGCTTCTTGGCATTACCCACAACAACCTTCACCAAATACAACATCGCGGTCTTTTGCGTTGGGTAAAAAAAGAAGGCAAAATTGTTTTTTATAGCCGCGAACAAGTAGAGGCATTTAAGGCTAAACGCAATAAATGAAATGTGCCAACTGTAAAAAGTTTCAGCATTACTCAATTTGCGATAACTGCTGGCAATACGCCATGTTGCAACTAGAGAAGTTTCCTGCTTGCTATACAGAACTTGAGTCTGAACTTTTACCCACTAAAGGTTACGGAGAGCGCGTGTCGGGAAGCGGTGATTCATCGCCTATCCCCGTAAAGTTGGAAACGCTACATCTACGCACCGGAGGGATTAGTCAGCCACTTATGGAACATGAAACTAAAATGCGTTCTATACGCCAGGAAACCCGCATTACCTTTCGCGGTGAAGAGTTAAACAAAATCACCATGACGGTTGAATACATCCTCAAGCGTTCTGAGTGGGCGCGTACTGACTATCCTGATGCAGATAAACTTGCCACAACAGTTATTACAACGGCGCACAAAATACAATTCGTTCTAGGTCATAAGTCAGATGAGATTACTATTGGTAGATGCCCTACTATCGGACAAGATGAAAAACCTTGCGGGGCTACTCTACGCATTAACCCTCAGCAACTAGATAGAACTTTTGAAATTAAGTGCAGGGCGTGTGACACTATTTGGGATAGTAAGAAATGGCGATTGTTAGGAAAGATGCTTGAGAGTCATTGATTTAGAGTCAGCCGCCAAAATCTATCAAGTTTCCAAAGCCACAATTTACAGGTGGATTAAGGATGATAAGATTAAATCTATGAGATACAACGGCAAGAAACATTATGACCTAAATGCCTTACAACAGGCGCATGACTCCCGCCATCGAATTTGACATTTTCTAAAAGTATGAGAAACTGTGTCTTACATTGGAATTTCTGTGCTTGAGAAGGCTCTCTTAGTAGAAAGAGCCGCCTCATGGTCATAGTTTCGGGCGATATAACCATTGCCGAAATTGACGAAGCAATAGGTTACCTCAATGACCGTCTGAAGATAGACGAGTACGGCAACCGCATGAATTGGCGCAAAAAACAGACTATTCAAGAGGCAATAGATGACCTCTTAGACGAACGCATTAACCTTTCATTGGGAGGCAACCATGAAAATATCCATAGCACAGCTATCCCTAGACCCTAAAAACGCCCGAAAGCACTCAGCGCGTAACCTAGAAGCTATTGCCGCAAGTCTGCTAAAGTTCGGACAGCGCAAGCCTCTTGTAGTTCACCGTGGCGTTGTCTTAGCGGGCAACGGAACTTTAGAGGCTGCGCGTTCTCTTGGCTGGACAGAGATTGATGTTGCCGAGGTTCCCGATGACTGGGATATGGATACGGCTAAAGCCTACGCGCTTGCTGATAACAGAACGGCTGAACTAGCTGAATGGGATGAAGGCGAACTCGCCAAACAACTTTTAGAATTACAAGATGCTGATTGGGATATAACCGAGCTAGGGTTTGAGATACCTGCGCTGGCTGATATTGAACCCGGCGATGAAGATGAGATTCCTGAGCCACCTGTTGAGCCTAAAACTAAGTTAGGTGATATTTATCAATTAGGTCGGCATAGACTTATGTGCGGGGATAGTACGGATAAAACAACAATAAATAAATTTTTAAATGGCAAACAAATTGAGTTGTGTTTTACATCACCACCTTATTCAGATCAAAGAGAATATAACGGCAAAAAAGATTTATCTATAAATCAAATTATTAAATTTATTTCAGCAGTTAGAGATAATTGCGATTATTATGTTGTCAATCTTGGCGTATCAAGAAAAAACGGCGCTATAAATAGATATTGGGATGATTACATTCAAGAGGCTGAAAATTCTAATCTTAAATTATTATCTTGGAATGTTTGGAATCGTCAGGGTTCAGGCGGCTTTAGTGTAGGTCAAATAACTGCGATGTTTGCTATTGAACACGAATGG